CTTCCAGTTTTATTGTTTCGGTGAACTCTCCTGGATCCAAATTTGGTTTCCAGTAGTTGAAGATTTCAGCGTATGAGTGTATGTTCATCCAATCTGCTTCATTAAATGTTCGACGTTTTCGCCTGCATTTGGCAATTTGTCTTTCAAAAAGAAATGCACGAAATGCGCTTCAGGAATGAACTCATCCTTAACACCCTTAAATAGAGCATTCCAACGCCAGTCCATATCTTGAATCACAACCTTTTCTTTCTTTACAAACCAGTTGAGCAGCGTCTGGTCTGTTGACCATTTCCACGCGCCCTTACCATCAATAAAATCTTTAAACTCTGCTCGCTCTAGGAACTGTTTAGGTGTCTGACCTTTTAGATGGCGGTCGAATGATGAATTCATAATCATCATGCCCATGTTATAAAACTTAGCTCCCCAATCTCGCCAGTCCCAGTCAATACCTTCCCCTGATAAACTGTTGTACTGCATACTAGAATAGTTTTTGATTTTCATGGCATATGCGCCACTGATAGGCATGTCACGCTCAACGCAAGCACCGAACTCATGCAGTGCACCAAACTCATCGAAGATATTCGGGGCAGTCGGACGAATGTAGATATCAGCATCAATAATCGCGACTTGATCGTGAGTCTTCAGGTAAGCAAACGCATTTTCTTTTTCATAGATCGGTAAGAAGCCACCGTGCTTTTCATACGACTCTTTGCTACGATTGGTAGCAAAAATATCTGGCTTGATGCGCAGGATTGGTTTGCGCTGGACGACGTGTTCAATATCATACTTTTCGCAATATGCCGCGACAGAAGCAATACAATGATCATACAACTTGGACGTTTTACCCACATACACTTGATATATTACACGTCTCATTTTCCCACCTTTCCATTATGTTCTGCGGTTGTGCCTAGATCGTAATTTACAATTTGAAAGGCGCACAACCAATCTTTTACAGCAGCTTCAAGAGCTATGCTATTCCCTTCCAACCCACTAAAATCGACAAACTGTTTCATTATAAAACCGTCGACGTTTTCATTTTGTTCGCCAATAGAATTATTAATTATAGTCTTTGCAGCGGAGTTAGTCAAGTAATATCCCGCTCCAGGAGCAACCCTTTCCTCTCCCTTAAACCATGCATCATCATTCCTAGGGAAAGACGCGAACAGCATCATTTCTTTTTGTCTAGGGTCAGTAATAGGACGAGTGGGATATGTGTCGTGCTCTATGACGAAAGCACCTTCAGTATCATTCGCTGCTATCTGTTTCCACACCCTATAGTGGCTGTCCCATATTGCCTTTTCAATTTCACTAAATGAATTTCCGTTCCATTTTTTCTCAGCAAACTTTAACTCGCCTGTTGTATTTCCTGGTGTGCTTGCAGGAAAAATTTCGGGATAGATTTCAAAGTCATTCCAGCGATTGATGCATATATCAGCATAGTATTGAGACAACTCATTGCCTTCAATAGCTATCATATAGACTTGCATCAAAATACCTTTACATTATATTTCTCAGCAAACTCTTTAGCGTCCTGTTCGTCGTTCACCATTGGCTTGCCTCTGATATTCAGCGATGTGTTCAGTAGCATGGGGACGCCTGTTCGGTCATAATAACATTCGATGATCTGACGAAATACTGACTTACAATCTTTTGGTACGAGTTGCACCCTTCCCGTTCCATCAACGTGGGTGACTGACGAGTAATCATGTTTTGCCTTTGCAGTAAATTGCATCCATCGGTTCATACGACCTTCGAAATAATCTTCGGCGTGCTCCTCTAATATCGCAGGAGCAAAGGGTCGATACTTTTGCCTCCTCTTGATTTGGTTTACAGTGTCTTTAACATCGTAACGTACATCAGCAATTAGCGAACGATTGCCATATGCACGATAAGAAAACTCAGCTGGACCATTAGCGATGCCGCAAACCTTTTCTTTCAATAGATAGTCAACAACTTGCTCTGGGTCGACCTCTCGGTCGATATTGTAACCAAGGAAGGGACTAGTCCAGTTGATCCTATCTTTACCAGTATCCTGCATGTAACCATATGCGGCTGAGCCAAGACTTGCACCGCCATCTCCTGGATTTAGGTCGACCCACATATCGTCAAACAGATCAGCAAAGTAAGTATTAGCCACAATATTTTGAGCAACGCCGCCGCTATAGCAAAGTTTGCTGCCATATTTGCGAGCTTCTTTCATAAACTCATACAGGTAATGGTTGGTGAGGTATTGTAAAGATGCAGCTGCATCCTCTTGAGTGGCGCAAGAGTCTAAAAGAAATCTAACAATTTTGCTGAGAAAAAGATCTTTGGCGAAGTATTTGCCAACCCACTCAACGTCGACCCACTCAGATTCAACATCCCATTCAGGGATACAGGAGAACCGCTCCACCGCTTCTTCACCAGCAGTGGGTTTGCCATAGCTGGCTAATCCCATCACAACATACTCGTCTTCATTAGGACGCAACCCAATTTCGGCTGTAAACCACGCCCAAAGATATCCGATTGATTTTGGGAACGTGACGTCTTTTACTAGGTTTAAATTGTGATCGTAGATAACAGCTGACTGGTATTCGCCGATGCCATCAATTGCAACCATAACACAATCTTCTCGCGCGAAAGACTCGGGGCGAGTTACGAGTGCGGCAATGCAGTGAGTTAGATGGTGACCAGCAGAACGACCGTCGTATACAGCGGGGTGCTTTTTCCACATCTCACATTCTTTTGTGAATTGATGCGGCGCATGCATGCGAAGAGTTTCTAAAATTCCTTTGCGAAATTTCTCACGAACGACCCAGTCGTCATTACAGATTACTTCACAATCATCTTTGTTGTAGAATTGATCCCAACATTCTTTTGGAATGTAGTCGTCGTGCTTGACTTTAGTGTAGCGTTCAGCCTGAGTTGCGAATAATATATCGCCATTTTCATCAATAAGGGAGAACCCTGCATCATGCAGGTATTCTCCCGCCACACCAAAATATTTCATAACAAATTAATGCTCTTATTTTCCTTTAGTGTACGCCTGCGCTCCAAAGAAAGCAGCAACCAAACCAGCCACAGCTACAAAATATGTAGGAGCCATATCGCCAAGGATATTGCTCGCTTGATCTAGCCCAATAAAATTAGCAGCAACAACAGCGAAGGGATAGAGCAACATACCACCAAGAGCGAACCATGCCATGTTTCGCTGAGCGTCTCGCATCGCGTCGGCATCTTCAAGTTCTTTGCGTTTGAATTCAAGATAGAGCGCCTCTTCTTCTTTGCTTACTTTTCCGTCACCATTGGTGTCGGCTGGGTGAAACCCAGACTTTTCTTCGTCAGACATGTCAACTCCTTATTATTATACGTTTTCGAGTCGTGACATCAAGCGTTCTGCTCGATTAGTCACTTGACGATACCATAACGAGTCTCTTCCTTCAACCGCCGCAGTTGCCCAATCACCCTGTTCAAGTGCAGCATTAAATTTTTTGAATTTAGACAGACGAGTTCTGCCCATGTTAAACATCATATTGACCAAGATTTCTTGCACTTCGCCAGGAATTCCTTCCCAAACATCAGCACCATAAAGAGCAACGCATTCACTTATTGCCAGATCAAGATCGCGCTCAAAACACTCACGGACACGCTCTTCACTAATAGGGGTTCCGACGTCGGCTCCATGCTCTGGATCTGACTCAAGCACGAGATGTCCCACTCCGAAGGTTGGGTACCCAAGATGGTCCAGATAAATTTCATTGACGACTCCTTCGTCTATTTTCAGCTGTTCAAATACTGCTTCCCTGTTCATAGGTTTTCTCTCTCTTGCATTTCTTTTGTCATAATATAGTCACGCACGAAATCAGAACGAACAATATCTTCCCACCCAAATTCAATGATTGAAAAATTTTTCATAACTTCAATGATATTTAGAAAATCATGAAAGCCATCTTTGTCACTTTTCTTTACAAAGTCACTCTGATAAAAGTCACCTGCAAAGATAATTCTTGAATCCACCCCCACACGAGTTATAACTGAATCCAGCTCGTGGAACGTCAGGTTTTGCATTTCGTCTACTATGATAATCGCATTGTCAAGAGTGATCCCGCGAATAAACGAAGTAGAGTAAAACTGTATGACGCCTTGTTCAACTAGTTGGTTATATGCGCCCTGTCTATCGAATAACTCTCCGCAAATGTTTTGGTACGGAGCAATAAACGGAGCCAACTTTTCTTCTGCTGTTCCAGGAAGGAATCCCACCTCTCGTGTCGGAACAACAGAACGAATAATATAAATTTTTTCCCAAGACTTACCTTTATCTAGGACATCTTCTAGCGCCATGTACAGGGCATTAAAAGTTTTACCTGTTCCTGCGCTGCCTGATAAGACGAGGTGGTCTCCATCTTTCCAAGCTGAACGTGCTAGTCTTTGGTTTTCTGTTAGTGCATCGAACGTGCACAGGTCATCTATTCTCAGCTTTCGCTGACTATCGGCAGCAACTCTATTCATGTGTGTATCGAACTGCCTCTACCAGAACCTTTCTTAATTTGTTCCAATTTATTTTTCCAATCACCACTAGTCTTACCAAGGACAGAGCCAGTATGAGTAACAAGGTCGGCAACACCAAGATGAACTTGCTCCCACTCTCCTGAATTTATCATCTCCTCTTTTTTAGAGTTAGAAATAAAAAATTCTTTTACTTCTCCTGTCTCTTTGTTCTTCATATCGAAGGTTGGCATATAGTTTCCTTTTAGAGAGTCTACCATCGGGCAGCGACGTCTCTTATTCTAATGATTTTTACCAGATAGTCAAGTATTTATTTGCTATAAAACGATGACCCGCCGCAGCGGGTCAACGAGATATAGATCACCTTCCTTAAACGTTAGATTGAGTTTCCTGCTCGAGATCTGAAATGTAAGCATTCAGAAAGTTTCTTTTTTTCTCGACCTTATAAGCTAGGTCAGCTTTCCCCCTTTTATGCAGTTTGTGGATATAATGCTTTAACTCTGCGCTGTCGCGCTGCAAACGTGTAAGTTGGGTTTCTTGCATAGGCAATACTCCTAATCTAAGGTTTAAGATGACATGATCAAGTTAGGCAACGCCTCCTTCACTACGGTTTTTGTCAATCCCTTACACTTGGTCTTTTTGTGGATCATATCAATTAAGACTTCCGCGTCAGAGGGATGGACAGATTCTAATATATTGATAAAGATCATCTCGCGCTTCATTGGGATCATATCTGGACCCTTCCCGCCTTTTACAAGGTATGCCAATTGCATGTGCTGTTTATGCCAAGTTGATGGCACAGCAGAATCAATAGCTGGGGTGTAAGGCGGGGTTCCTTCAGGGAGAAGGAATTTGATCCGATCGTCGAATACGCATCGGAGGTAATCAGTAAAGGAAGAGTGTTTCTCGCCAAAGGCTTTAACAGCTTCGACCTTTTCCTTCTTATTTTTCTTGGAACTAATCAAATCCAAAATTTCATACAACTGTAAAGTTCGGGTTGTTCCTTGTTGCTCAGTAATCATATTACTGCCTCATGATATTATTTAGTGATTTTCAAATGTTTACTGCTGATCTTACAATTAATTATACCATTATAATAATCGTCTCTTAGCAATACATCCCTATTGAACTGCTCCTTCGCCTCGAGATACGAGCAGTCGCCTTTAGACTGGCAAAGGTATAGTATCTCTCGGTCAAACGCTTCTCCACCTCTCTCTTCAACGAGAGACTGGATTTTTTCATTACTTCCGTAATAAGTGCGCCAATCAGATTCAACTAAAACTTTTTTTCTTCTTTTTCTTGTCTTAGTTATGGGAAGAGTTTTTCTGCGGTGAAATAATTTTTTACCGACATATTTCATGTTGGTGTCACGTTCGGTTACAAGATATACAAACCCAACGTATTCAGATAATGTTTCTTCGGAAGGAGCAAAGATTTCGTTCTTATAATACCAAGTCATTCTATTTCTATTGGTGAACCACACATGGGACAATATGCAGGTTTTTCGTCAATTAAGTCGTCCACGATAACTTCCGTGGACGACTCGCATATGTCGCAGTTTATGTCGTAAACCATTTCTTCCATTAGGCAGCTGCACCCCAGACATCATTCCAATCTCCCGACAAAGCGCCACGAGCATAGTCAGTGGCTCTATTCTCAAAGAAGTTGGTGTGCGTAGGTGCATTAATCATTTCTTCAACCCATAGTAGAGGATTTTTCTTGACGCCAAAAATTCCCTTCATTCCAAGAGAGATTAAACGGCGATCTGCGATGTATCGAATATACTTCTTAACATCTTCAGAACTCAAGTCCTCCATGGGACCCATTGCAAACGCGAGATCAATAAACTTGTCTTCAAGTTCTACCATCTTTGTCGCAATTGTATATATTTGTCCTTTAAGGTCGTCGTTCCAGATATCAAGGTTCTCCTCAACATACTGACGGAACAACTTGATCATAGACTCGGCGTGCATAGTCTCATCGACGATGGACCATGTTACGATCTGCCCCATGCCCTTCATCTTGCCGTGACGTGGGAAGTTGAGCAGCATGATGAAAGAGGAAAACAACTGCATACCTTCGGTGAATGCCGAGAACGCGGCGATGTTAGTGGCAACAGACTCGCGCGTACCGTTAGAGTTTGACAGGTCAGTGAAGTAATCATGCTTGTCTCGCATTGCCTCGTACTCGAGGAACTCGTTATAGGTCGATTCGGGCATACCCAAGGTTTCTATCAGGTGAGAGTATGCAGCAACGTGGAGAGCCTCTCTCGCGGCGAAACCAGCAAGCATCATGCGTACTTCAGGCTGTGGGAAATACGGAAGATAATTCGTCACATAACCGCCAGCGACGTCGATATCGCCCTGCGTGAAGAAACGAAAGATATTAGTGAGGAATGCCTTTTCTTCTTGAGTTAATTTATTTTTCCAATCTTTCACGTCTTCAGCCATAGGGACTTCCGTGTGCAACCAGTGTGATTGCTCGTGCTTCAGCCATGCTTCATATGCCCAAGGGTAATTGAATGGCTTGAAGTAATCCCTATTATCGGTTAGTGACAATTTCATTTAATGACTCCCAGTATGAGGTGGTGTGTGATTTGAATACTTCTAATGCGTCGATGCCATAATCAGAACCATGTTTCCATACATCATAACCAACAAGATCGGTTGAAGTATTTATGAGCGAGTAACTTATAGACTCGTTTAATTGTGGCAATAACAAAGTTAAAAATTCCCAATACAAAACAATGCTCGTTGCAGTGTAAACCCATCGCAATGGATCGCCTTGGGTTTTATCAGGATTTTCAAAATTAGCATAAGACAAATCAGTAGGACCGCTTAACACTCTAGCGACAAGGTCATCTAGAATAAAATCTGCTACAAAATCGCCTGTGCGCGCAATGCGGTCGTTATACGAGGCGATGTTGTGAATCTTAGCAAATAACAACTCAACAGTTTTTTGAGGTTCGCTCCATTCGAATTCTATAACCGCATTTTCGGATATTTCAGATAAACGATTTAAAAGGGCTGCATATGCTGTAGCTCTTTGTGCATTAATGTTATTGTCTTTCCAATAATCCACACAAGTATCTGCGGGGATGACCATATTTTTTGTTTTTGAAGTTATATCTGCTGCAAATATATTTTCTGCATTTAATTCTAAATTATTA